TAACCTTGCAGGGGAAAGACAGAGCCGTTGCGATTGCAGGAATGGAGCGGGCTTTAGACTTAATCAATGCAGACCTAACGCAAGAAGCAAAAGTGGCTCTGCGCACCACCCTCGCAGAACTGACAGGAGGCAAGGATGGGTGCTGAGAGTCCAATGCTGGTCGAGGTGGAAGTAGTAACGATTGTTTGGAGACAGTCTTACGGCGTAACGTATTCCGATGCACTGAGGAATGTAGACCTTGGTGTTGGAGAAAGGGTTACAGGGCGCGTTATAGATAAAGATACAGGAGGCAAGGATGAGTGACGATCTGGTGAAGCGGCTGCGACAGTCTTGGGATGCAGACAGAAGCATCATTTCGCAAACGGACCTGTGGATGACAGAACGAGTGGCCGCAGCCACCCGCATCGAAGAACTGGAGGCCACGGGGTTGGCGAACAGGGTGGCGATCATGCGGCTTGAGGCCAAGCTGGCAGCTTGCGAGAAATACCGTGACGCCTACGCAGAGTGCGACCGCATTGGTACACAGGCTGTGCGTGAACTGGAGGCGAAGCTGGCGAAGGCGGTGGAGGGGTTTGAAGAACTAGCTCGACTTGGCAACGGAGATCGCTACGGCAACAGCTTCGGTAACTTAATCGCCCAACGATACATCGCAGAACTGACAGGAGGCAAGGATGAGTAACTGCCCATCCTGTCGTGAACCGCTGGACTATCCCTCTGGAGACGGATGCGCTGCTATGACTATTCACAAGGAGAAACCAATGTCTGACTACAAGATCGTATCAAATGACCTGACTGACAGGTTCACAGCTATGCTGAATGACTACAAAGCAGACTTCGAAGAGGAGATTGTTGTATCCTCTCTCATGCGGTACTACGACCTGTGTTCTAAACCTACTAGGATTGACAACACAGTGGATGAGTGGGTTGATCCTGATGATGACTTGCTCTGGGCTATTGAGCGTGTATTACAGGACTACATGACAACAAGTGACTTCGACTCTTGGGTAAGAACACGTGGTTATCCTAAACGGTAAAACACCACGTGTTTGCGGAGATTACCTTCCGTATTTACCGCAAAAGATAAGGAGAATGTAGGCTTCGTGCTTCACATCTCGCTGTTATGACTTACGTGTAACTCAAAAACGCAAAGGACGGAAATGATGAACATAACTCTAGACACCGATGAGTTAGGTATCTGGCTCATAGAGGAGACCTACAGAGGGCCTAAGCAGATGGGACATATCTCTTGGAAAGAAGTCGCAAGAGGTGTACAACAGGCCCTACTACAGGAACAGTTCCTGATCGCTTTAGCTAAGATAGACCAAGAGGATGGTTTGCTATGAACACTGAACAGAAAGCAAAGCACTTCGATAGCATCATTTACTCTGACTGCTTCGATGAGTTGGTCGTCTACCGTCTACAGATGAGCCTTGATAGTGCTATGGAAGACCTCGGTAAGTGGTCAAAGGTAAAGGACTTGGAGGCTGACTACAGGTTTCAGGACTATGTAGACAACATCAAGTACTGTAGGTCTCTTGTGAATATTCTGGAGGCTTTCACTATTGAGGACTACACTGAGACAAGGGTCCAACTAAACAAATACTCACTGGTACTAGAGGAGATGTTCTAATGACACCATCATACATTGGGTTGTCTGAGTGCGTAGAGCATGAGGATGGGTCTGCTACATACAAGGTTCACATGGATGACAAGGCAAGGGATCACCTCTGTGAAGAGGGCTTGAAGCTAGTTCTGTACTGTGCTGCATACGATGTAGACTTGGGTGATCTATACGACTGGATTGAGTCCCAAGGGAAACCTGTTGACAAAGACACCATCCGACCGTTAGATGATGAAGAGAAGAAGCGTTCCATTGAGAGGAGCATAGCCAATGGTGAACAACGTAGTACCAATCCATCAGAACAAGAGACCACCTGATCTTATCCACCAGCCCTGTCCTTACCTTAAATGTGAGAGTTCTGATGCTTTCAGTTTTTGGAATGAAGGTACTGGTTTCTGCCAGTCTTGTAGTAGAAGGTACCCTTCGAATGAACCACTGAAAGACTGGGCTAAAGAGGTGTACCCTCCTATCCGCATGAAACCCAACCCAAAGACTGCAAAGATTGAGGGTCATACCTACGAGGGTATCAGGGGTATCGACCCAGAGGTATGTAAAATGTACGGCATTCAGTTGCAGTACGATGAGGACGGTGAGCCTGTCCGTTACGCATACAAGTATCCTCACACTGTCAAGTACCGGGACTACAACGACAAGTCTAACACATGGGTGAAGGACGTTGGTGTAGGCATGGCGGAACTGTTTGGTCCTGAGTTTAACTCTGGTTCCTCCAAGCGTATCTACCTGACGGAAGGGGAGTTCGATGCAGCATCTCTCCACCAGATAACTAAGTACCCAGTTAAGTCTCTGCCTAGTGCATCTATCTCTGAGAAGTTCCTCAAGAAAAACTTTGAGTACCTCAACAGCTTCCAAGAGATTGTCTATGCTGGTGAGCTTGATGCTGCTGGCAGGGGTGCAGCAGAGAAACTGTACCCTCTCTTCCCTGAGAAGTTCTACTACGTACCCATGTCTAAACACAAGGATGCTAACGACTTCCTTATGAATGGTGACGCAGACGAACTAAAGTGGGCAGCATTCAAACCACAGCGTTACACACCTGACAACTTCTATGTGGGTGACGTTGCGGTAGAGACTGCCATCAGGACAGAGAACCCCTACGAGTACACACCCACTGGACACTCTGGCCTAGATGATAAGATACGTGGGCTAGTGAAGGGTGGTCTTACCTTTATCAAGGCACCAAGAGGTACAGGTAAAACAGAACTGATCCGGTACCTTGAGATGGGCTTGTTGAATAACAGTGAGAACTCTCGGGTTGGTCTTCTTCACATGGAGGAAATGAAGTCCACTACCTACCGTGCAATGGCTACGTACTATCTCGGTGTGAATGTCCGTACCAAGGAGGATGCAGCAGAGAATGATGTGACAGAAGACTACGTTGTAGAGGCAGCACAGATAGCAACACAGGGTGACAGGACAGTTGTCTTTGAGATGCGTTCACATGACAGCCCGCTCACCCTACTGGACCATGTACGTCTGGGTGCTACAGTCTACGGGGTAACCCACTTCTTCATCGACCATGTGCAGCGCCTTGCCTACCTGAGTACGCAGGGTGTGGATGCAGCCACCAGTACCCTGACTACACTCGGTGCAAGGATGGCTCAGTTAGCTAAAGAGTTGAACGTCTGTGTATGTTTTATCTCTCAGGTCAACGACGATGGAAGGACTAAGTATGCAGCATCCCTTGAAGAAGAAGCTATCATCTGCATCAAAATTCAACGGAACACAGAGTCAGAAGACGAAGCAGAGAGGAACACTACCGAGTTTGTCGTGGACAAGAACCGCCCGTTCTCGGCCCTTGGCAGCGCAGGTAAAGTGTACTACAACCCCGAGACAACTATCCTAGAGGAGGTAGTATTTGACGTATGAAGATTGTTGTGTCGGATATCGAAACGAATGGCTTGGACGAATGCGACAAGCTATGGCTATGCGGAGGTAAGGACATTGCCACAGGAGAAGTCTACAAGTTTGAGAACTGTCACGAAGATGAAGTGGCTAAACAAGCGGCTATTGATTTCTATCAATCTTGCAGCCTTATTGTGGGTCATAACTTCATATCTTTTGATGCTCCTCAACTCAACAGGCTACTGAAACCTAGACTGATTGACCCTCGCCGTATCATCGACACCCTGATTGTATCTCGGACTGTTGACTACGACATCTACGTACCGCAGGGTGCTAAGTCTCCTCACAGCTTAGACGCATGGGGTCGCCGCCTCAAGCTACACAAGGGTGACTTCCATGACTTCTCTGAGTTCTCTGAGGAGATGGTCACGTACTGGTACCAAGACCTTGAGGTGACACACGCACTGTACGATCACTTCAAGAAGATCATCTACGACAAGGCATGGTCCAAGGCACTACGCTGTGAGCATGACTTGCAGATCGAACTTGTACGTACAAAGTACTACGGCTTCTACTTTGATAAGAACAAGGCAGAGTACCTGCTAGGTTCCATCAAGCAGAAGATGGCTAAGCTAGAGGAGCAGTTTGAGTACGACTTCCCTGACAAGCTAGAGGAAGTTAACCGTGTGCAGTACCGCCTCAAGAAGGATGGCACAGAGATGGCTACAGTTACTAATGCCAAGGCTAAACATGCCCTGTGTCAGAAGTCCTTGGATGGTACTGAGTTGGTCTGCTACGACTACAAGAAGTTCAACCCCGGCTCACCTCAGGATCGCATCGACGTTCTGTGGGAGGCAGGCTGGAAGCCATTCGAGAAGACCAAGACACACATGAAGTTTGACCGCCTGAACATTGGCGACAAGGCAACACCGAAAGGAGACGAGCTTACCAAGGAAACATACAACGCGAAGAAGGAACACCTAGCTAAGTACGGCTGGACTGTATCAGAAGACAACCTCAACACCCTTCCAGATGATGCACCTGCTGGGGCTAAGGCTCTCGCTCAGTGGCTCACCTTGGAGGGACGTAGGAGTTCTCTTGTAGAATGGATCGGTCAGGTCAAAGCTGACAACAGGATACATGGCTCCATCATGAACATTGGTGCATGGACTGGACGCTGCGCCCACAAGGCACCTAACACAGCGAACATTGCCTCACCCTTTCATGGGGATGCTAAGACACCAGTGCAGGAGGTGAAGAAAGAATACGACCTACACCTTCGTGCCTGTTGGACAGTACCCTCTGGCTCTTGGCTGGTTGGTGCAGATGCTGACGGTATCCAGCTTCGTGTTCTTGCTGATTACTTGTGGCGTCACTTCGGTGCTACACAGTACGCAGAGGCTATCATGGAGGGGCGCAAGGAAGACCAGACAGATATCCACAACGTCAACCGTGCCGCTCTTGGTGTTGAACATGCCACCCGTGACGATGCTAAGACCTTCATATACTCTTGGCTTCTAGGTGCTGGTGTAGCTAAGACTGCCAGTATCCTGCGTATCTCTGAGCGTGAGGCTAGTGCTGCCCGTGAACGCTTTGAGCGTGGCATTGATGGTCTATACGATCTAAAGAACAGACTGATCCCTGAGGTGTGGAGAAAGAAATCCTTCCGGGGTTACGATGGTCGGCAGGTTGTAGTACCTAGTCAGCACAAGGCACTGGCAGGTATCCTCCAGAATGGTGAGACTGTCCTGATGAAGCACGCCCTTATCCGCTGGCATGAGAAGGCTAGGGCTATGGGTCTACGCTTCAAGATGGTTGGGTTTATCCATGACGAATACCAAGTGGAGGTAATCGGAGAGGAAGCAGACGCCAAGGCTATGGGTCAACTCATAGCTGACACTCTTCTTGAAACTGGTGAAGAACTCGGCTTCAAGATACCAACGCCCGGTACCTACGACATAGGAAAAAATTGGGCAGACACGCACTAAAGGTGTTGACAGCTATATGTTGGTGCCTTATATCTCAACTTGCATATGACAAAGGAGTGCATAATGCCGACTCAACTTGTAGAAATCGAAGGCATCTTTGAATGGGCAAAGGTCTTCGAACAGAACAGAGACTACCGTTTCTCTGAGGAGACTGACGGTGAGTACCAACTCAGTATCATTATGGATGATGCCAACGCCAAGAAGCTAAAGGCTGCTGGCTGTCAGAAGAAGATGTCTCCTGATCCTGAGGGACGTGGTACTGTTGTACGACTGACACGCCCACACACAGCACCTAACCAGTGGGCTGGTGGTCCTCCTCCCGTTGGGCGTCCTGATGGTACCAAGTGGAGCCTCGAAGATGATGGCCTGATTGGTAACGGATCGACTGGACGTGTACGTGCAGCAGTGTTTGACACCCGTACTGGACGTAAGGGTACACGCTTGGAAGCTATCCAAGTAGTCAATCATATCCCTCACGTTGGTGAAGGGGATACTGGCGGTGCTGGTCTCAACTCCTTCTTCAAGGATATGACTTCTGTTACGGCTCCTGCGACAAACAGTCCTTCTCCTGCTACTAAAAGCAAGAAGGTAGCGGAAGCCCTTGCAGACGACGACATTCCGTTCTAAAAGAATAGTAGTCCGGTAGGTTCAATGTTACTATCTAGTTCTCCTCCTCTCTCCTCTCGGGGCAAAGTCCTCGTTGATGGCGACATTGTAGCTTACCGGGCTGCTTACTCCTCAGATGATGGCAATGAGATTGACACCCAGATTAAGATCGACAAGTTGATCGACTGGATTGTACGTAATTGTTGTTACTCATCTGAGGTAGAAGACTTCGAAGTGTACCTGACAGGTGATGGTAACTTCCGGTATGACATTGCCACAAGTTATCCTTACAAAGGTAATCGTTCTGTCAGAGAAAAGCCTAAGTACCTAGGTTACGCACGCTGGTACTTACAGGATAACTACAGTGCTATCCTTTCCAGTGATGAAGAAGCAGATGATCTGATTGGTATTGCTTCCAGTGTGGAAGGGCCGTCCTGTGTGGTGGCATCCATCGACAAGGACATGCTCCAACTTCCCTGCTATCACTTCAACTTTAGAACAAACGTCTGGCAGCAGGTCTCAGAGTTTGAGGGCCTGTCTTTTTTCTATGAGCAGATACTCACAGGGGACAGGGCAGACAACATCGTAGGTCTACACAGGGTGGGTCCAGTGAAAGCTAAGAAGATACTCGCTGAGTGTGAAACAGAAGAGGACCTGTGGAATGCTGTGGTCGAAGCCTATGACGGAAACATTGAAAGGGTAGTAGAGAATGCGAGGTTACTGTGGCTAAGAAGAGAAGAGGGACAACTATGGCAACCCCCACAAGAAGAGCCAGAGCAATCCAAGCAGGATACAGGTCAGGACTAGAAGAGGATATTGCTGCTGAACTTACAGCGAAGGGTATCTCCTACGAGTACGAGAAGCACAAGATACCGTGGGTTGACCTCAAGCACAGGAAGTACACACCTGACTTCGTTCTTTGGAATGGTATCATCGTAGAGACGAAGGGTAGGTTCACCAGTGAAGACAGACGAAAGCATGTAGAAATCAAGAAGCAAAGACCAGAGTTAGATATTCGTTTCGTGTTTTCTAATTCACGTGCTAAACTCTACAAAGGTTCTAAGACTAGCTACGCGGACTGGTGCAAGAGACAAGGCTTCATGTTCGCAGATAAAACAATACCGGATAAGTGGCTAGAAGAAGAGCTTAACTTGTCCTCTCTCAAAGGAGCAGGTATCAATGGGTAAGACAGCAGTAGTATTCACATGCGCTCATGCGGACCCCAAGGTATCGAACGAACGGTTCGACTGGTTAGGTAAACTTCTCTACGACATTCGTCCTGACTACGTTGTAGACTTAGGGGATGGCGCTGACATGCGTAGCCTTAACTCTTACGATACGACAAGACCTACAGCTATCGTAGCACAGAGCTATGAGGCTGACGTTGTGTGTTACAATGACGCACAGGAACGGATGCGACACCTCTTCAAGAAGCACAAGAGGAAGCGTCCTGCATTCTTTGGCTTCGAGGGGAACCATGAGCACCGCATCAAACTCGCCATATCGAAAGACCCAAGGCTCGAAGGGACAAACTACGGCATCTCCTTCAAGCACCTCAACACAGACCACTGGTTCGATGAGTACCATGAGTACTCTAATTCAGCCCCCGCAATCGCTAATTACAATGGCATCGACTACTCTCATTACATCGCTAGTGGCAATTATGGCAGCGCAATGTCTGGCCTTCACCATGCTTATGGGCTACTCAACAAGCGGTTTCGTTCTTGCACTGTTGGTCACAGTCACAAACGCGATATGTATTTCAAAGATGATGCGGGCAGTAAAGGCGCTATCGGCCTTGTCGCCGGGTGTTTCAAGGGCGCTGCGGAGAGTTGGGCTGGGCAGGCTAACGGCGAGTGGTGGTCGGGTATCATCATCAAGAGAAATATATCCGATGGTGTATACGAACCACAGTTTGTCTCAACTGAGACGTTACGAAGGGAGTATTCATGAAGAGCTTGACAAACAAATATGGTAGAGTATAACTAGGCGTCCCCTATATCCTGTGGTAATATCATGCAGTTTGAAATAACAATAAACCTCTACGTAGATAGAGATGCAAACTTCCTTGGGTCTGACAGTGACTTCTTCCATGAAGACATTGAGGACTTGCTACGGCAAACCATCTACGATATAGATGACGTTGAGATACGGTACATAGAAGTTCTAAAAGAGAAAGACTGACATGCTTACAGCAGAAGACCTAAAGGACCTGCAAGAGGAAACGATATCCCCTCATGCAGCACTAAAGCAGTTCATCAAAAGTTTCGGTGCGTCCCTTGACCCCCGGCTATGGGTTAAGTTAAACGAAGAAGAACTGAAAGAACTGCAAGCAGAGAAGCCCGGTACTGCTGCCCACCTGAAAGAGTACTGTGACCTTGCCTACGTTTTAGTTGGACTAGAGTTGGTGACTCATGAGGGGCTTGGGGAACTTGCTCCAGACGACGAGATACAAGACATATCAAAGCTTATGGGTAGGGTAGACCGTGCTCTCCAAGAAGGTCTCGAAAGGTATGGGGGACAGACTACTGCTATTGCCTTTACTAGGGTACACAACAGCAATATGTCCAAGCTAGACGAGAACGGTAAACCAATTAAGAGAGAAGACGGGAAGGTTATGAAGGGTCCCAACTACAAGGCACCTGACCTAACTGACCTCGTTAAGGAGTGACAATGAATAACTACCTACCTACTGACTACCAAGCCTTCATTCACACCAGCCGTTATGCACGATGGCTGGACGATGAGCAGCGCCGGGAGACATGGCCTGAGACTGTTGAACGCTACATGGATAACGTAGTGGCTAAGCCTCTGAACGATGGGTTGGACTGGGATATCTACGAGGATATCAAGCAGGCAATCCTTGGTCTGGAGGTTATGCCTTCCATGCGAGCCATGATGACTGCTGGTCCTGCCCTTGAGCGTGACAACACGGCTGGCTATAACTGTTCGTACCTACCCGTAGATGATCCTAAGAGCTTCGATGAGGCTATGTTTATCTTGCTCTGTGGGACTGGTGTCGGCTTCTCCGTTGAGCGTCAGTTCGTCAACAAACTCCCCGAGGTTCCTCAACTCTTCGACAGTGAGACTACCATCGTGGTTAAGGATAGCAAAGAAGGTTGGGCTAAGGCTCTGCGTCAACTGATTGCACTCCTCTACAGCGGTGAGATTCCTAAGTGGGATGTGTCACTTGTACGTCCAGCAGGTACGAAGCTCAAGACCTTTGGTGGCCGTGCCTCTGGTCCTGCACCTCTCGTTGACCTCTTCAACTTTGTTGTCTCTAAGTTTAAGGGCGCACAGGAACGCAAGCTGTCCTCTATCGAATGCCATGACATCATGTGTAAGATCGGGGAGGTAGTTGTCGTTGGTGGTGTACGTCGATCCGCTATGATTTCTCTGAGCAATCTCTCGGATGATCGTATGCGTCACGCCAAGTCTGGTGCATGGTGGGAGAACGAACCTCAACGTGCCTTGGCTAACAACTCTGTGGCTTACACCGAGAAGCCTGACGCTGTGTCCTTCATGCGTGAATGGATGGCACTGGTTGAGTCTGGTTCAGGTGAACGTGGTATCTTCAACAGGAAGGCATCCACTAAGCAGGCAGGTAAGAATGGTCGTCGGGATACTAACTGGGAGTTTGGTACTAACCCTTGCTCCGAGATTATCCTTCGTCCTTACCAGTTCTGTAACCTGACGGAGGTTGTTGTTCGTGCCACTGACAGTATCGAAGACCTTGAGCGTAAGGTAAAACTTGCTACTGTGCTTGGTACTATTCAGTCAACTCTTACACACTTCCCCTACCTGCGTAAGATTTGGCAGAAGAACACTGAGGCTGAGCGTCTGCTTGGTGTGTCTCTGACTGGTATCATGGACAACCAGCTTCTTACTTTGAAGAATGAAGGATTGGAGAAGACCCTTGAACACCTCCGCTCTGTTGCTGTTGATACTAACGCTAAGTGGGCTGATCGCTTGGGTATCCCTGTTTCAACCGCTGTTACCTGCGTTAAGCCAAGCGGAACGGTTTCTCAGCTTGTGGATTCTGCTAGTGGTATCCACGCTCGCCATAGTCGGTATTACATCCGTACTGTGAGGGGAGACAACAAGGACCCCTTGACACAGTTCATGAAGGCAGAAGGTTTCCCGTATGAACCCTGCGTCATGAAGCCTGATACTACGACTGTGTTCTCCTTCCCTGTCAAAGCCCCAGAGAATGCAGTACTGACTGAGGACCTGTCAGCTATCGACCAGTTGAAGATGTGGTTGATGTACCAGCGTCATTGGTGCGAGCATAAGCCCTCTGTTACTATCAACGTGAGAGGGGATGAGTGGCTTACAGTTGGTGCCTTTGTGTACGAACACTTCGATGAGATGAGTGGGGTTTCTTTCCTGCCGTACAACGAACACACGTACCAACAGGCACCGTACCAAGAGTGCGGTAAGTCTGACTACGAGGCTCTCCTTGCTGTCATGCCTTCCGGTATTGACTGGTCTGACCTTAAAGATTACGAGAAGGAAGACAACACGAAGAGCAGCCAGACGTATGCGTGTAGTGGTGAGGTCTGCGAGATAGTTGATCTTACCTAATAACAGGAGTTCCTATGCCTAGTAATGACCCAGAGTACCAAAAGAGGTACATAAGGCAGCACTACTTGGAGAATAAAGACTACTACAAAGAAAAAGCTAGGCGTAGGAGCCAAGAACTGAGGCCAAAACTTAGGGCTTACGTAAACAGAGTTAAGGTCTTCCTTGGTTGTAAAGACTGTGGTTACAAAGAGAACCCTGTTGCACTCCAGTTTGACCATATTACAGGTGAAAAAACGATGGAGATATCTCGGATGGTAAATTCTTGCCACTCTCTTAATAAGATAAAGGAGGAGATGCGTAAGTGTGAAGTCCGTTGTGCTAACTGCCATGCTGTGGTAACACATCAGAGAAGGAAAGAGTAACACTAATGGTCACTGTCCCCACAAGAGTCTTCTAAACTCTCGGCGTTAAATAGTGGGAAGGATGCCAAGGGGTTCGATACCTCCAGTGACCTCCATATAACTTCTGGCCGTGTGGTGGAATCGGTAGACACAAGGGACTTAAAATCCCTCGCCTATGGCATACCAGTTCAAGTCTGGTCACGGCTACCATCAACTCTAACAAAGGGAATCAAATGGCTAAGATTGGCAGCAGTGTTGCTTGGAAGCCTGAACGTAATCACAAGAAGACATCCCAAGCCACTAGACGGGGTAGCCTCAAGCGTTCTTCAATGAACAAGTCTACTAAGCGTCAACACAAACAGTACCGTGGACAAGGGAAGTAGTAGTGCAACAGGAAAGCAAACGCACCAGACGTAAGACTACCTACAAAGGTGCTGCACTTAAAGATACCGTAGAACTTCTACCCCAGAACACTAGCCAAGAACTCTACATCAGGGCCATAGAGGAGCACGATCAGGTTATAGTGTTAGGTCCTGCTGGTACAGGCAAGACGTACATTGCCGCTACCTTCGCCTCTAATCTGTACATCACGAAAGACATAGACAAGATCATCATCACCAGACCCAACGTAGCTGCTGGTAAGTCTATCGGTTACTTCCCCGGTACCCTAGAAGAGAAGATGATGCCTTGGGTTATGCCTGTCCTTGAGGTACTACACTGGCACTTAGGCAAGGGAGCAGTAGAGACAGGTATCAAGAACGGTAACATTGAGATTGCACCATTCGAGACTATGCGAGGGCGATCCTTCCAAGATGCTTTCGTGATCTTAGATGAGGCACAGAATGTTACACCTCACGAAATGAAGATGTTCTTGACTAGGATAGGAAGTAACTGTAAGGTTATCCTGAACGGGGATATCCAACAGTCAGACCTTAACGAGACGAGTGGTCTGTCTAAGGCTATACACATAGCTAAGAAGCACCTGATCCCTGTACCTGTTGTTGAGTTTACTGCTGATGATATTGTACGGTCCGACTTGTGTAAGCAGTGGATCGTAGCATTCATGAAGGAGGGCCTATGAACCCACAAGCAATCGAAGAGAAAGAAGCACTGGAAAGCTACATGATCCCTGACAAAGAAACCTCCCGTTTCAATCGAGTAAATAAACCCTTACACTACAACGTGTCTGGTATCGAATGTATCGAAGCTATTCGTGCTACCCTTGGTCCTAAGGGATTCCAAGCGTACTGCAAGGGCAACGTCATGAAGTACCTTTGGAGGTATGAGTACAAGAATGGTATCGAAGACCTGAGGAAGGCTGAGGTGTACCTTAGCTGGATGATAAAGTCTATAGAGGATAACACCACATGAGAAACCTATACGCCTTCGCCTTAGCATTCTTACTGACTACGGCAACACTATTCACCGCTACTGAGGTACTGGCCCGTACTGTAGAGGACTGCAAGAAGTTCTTCAACAGCTACATTGGACCTGTAGTAGACGCTAGGGATAGTGGAGTACCACCTGCCATGATGTTCAACCAGCTAGTTATGGTAGGTGTACCACAGCCCCTAGCCAATAACATTATCGGTATGATCTATGTAGTCCACGAAGACAACGACAAGGAGTTCATTGAGAACGACTACATGAATTGGTGCGTACCTGTGTCTGCATCAAATTAAGTGTTGACAGCCATATCGAAATGGTTTAATATTAAACTACTTGATCCTATGGGGTAACTAATGACTGTTGGTTCTACTAACAACCCACCGCCTGTAAAGAAGAAACGCGGAAGACCTATTTCAAAGCACACACCTGCCGAGAAGAAGCAGATGTCTTTGGAACAGGAGGCCCGTGAGTTCTTCAATAAGAAACTACAGGAAGACCCAGTACACGGTGATCCTAATTGGCGCAACTTCTACGCAGGGTCTGCTCTGTCTGGACTACTAGCCTCTGGCAAACACGGTAGACCAGAAGAGATTGTAGAAGAAGCCTTTAGGTATGCAGACGTTATGCTCCGTAGGATCAAGGGATAATCCTTATAAAACCCAAAAAACTGAACCCCCCGGAGTAATACCGGGGGGTTTTCTTTTAGTCTTCTATGTTTCCGAGTTCCTCTAGGATAGCGTACTTCCTAGTAATCTCTGTGTCTATGTCCCCTGTCTCAAGAACAAACTCAGCAGGGTCAGAGAACTTACCCCTTGACACACGTCTTGTAGCCTCAGCTACCTTAGACTTATTCCCTACCTTAGATGTTTCGATAAAGAAAAAGTTACGGACGTACCCAAAGGCTTGTCTTCTAATTTGTGGTTCAGGTGACTTAAGCATAGACTCAAAGGTATCTTCTACTGCTGTCTGCACCACTGTAGAGTAGTCACGTATAAAGTCTTTGAGTGCTTCTCTCTTTTCTCTTGGCTCAGTAAGTTGTTCGTAGGTTCTACCTGAGAACTTATCAATCTTACCTGTCTTAGCCCAAATCTTAAACTCATCATTCAAAGACCTAGAGCCAGTGAGCCTGTTACCCTTAGCTAGGCTTGCGGTAACCCACCAGTCAACAGCAGGGTTAGCAATTCTTTTCTTTACCCTGTACTCCTTGAGGTCAAGGTCTCTCGCTTCTCTTTGAAGAGTTGTAGTAGGAGCCTCTTGCTTGAACCCCATCTGTCGTCTAATAGGATTGAAGCTATTCACAGGATACGGATTAAAGATGCTGTACTGGGGTAAGTCGTACCCATCCGACATACTCTGGTTGGATGCCAGCTTGAAAGACTGAAGGTCAGGGGCAAACCTAACTGCCTGATTAAGTAAGGTTTCATTTTTCAGGATATCACCAAAGAAGTTTCTCTCAGGCAACTGTTCGTACATACTTCCACGAAGTATAGGTCTTGTGTAAGGAGTTGGTGCAGCCTTCGGGTCAATCTGTCCGTACAGGTCACGGGCAACAGCAGCAGGGTACGTGAAGGTAGACAAGAAGTTACCAGCACTCTTAGCGAAAGCATCCGCAGTTGTAGGAGACGGGTTATCCGCATAACTCAGCAGGTCACCTATCGCACCACCTTGGAAACCAAGCTCAGTCATACCAACAGTAATATCTCCGATTTCTTTTACTGTATCCAAGAAAGGTTTGTCGAGAGTTTCCCCTTCTGCTATACGTGCCATTGCGACACCCAAGTAAGTACTTGCAATGAATGGACCAAACGACCTCTTCAAGTCTACTCCACCCTCTGCTTCACCAGTTAGGAACTGGTCGTAGGTAGGCAAGTACCCAGCCTTGTGGAGTTGAGCACCAAGGAATACACCAGACATACCAGTGATAAACCTAGCAACTCTGTCTTCGTATTCCTTCAGAGGATCATCAATAAGCTTTCTGCCTGCTCCTCCCAAACCCATTGCATTTAGTGTCTTGCCCATAGTATCTCCAGCAAGAGCAAGACCTGTGTAGTCCCCAATGTACTCTAGGTGGTTTGCTACATATCTAGGGAAAGGAACACCTATACCTTGTGACATAAGGAAAGGTACCTTACGGTGTATCTTCTCTACAGCAGCAGCGGTTTGTCCGAAAGGTGTCTTGTCCCCGTAGTATGTTCTTTGCATAGTCAAACGGCGAGTGTCATCAACAGCCTTGTTAACTAAGTCTTCCCCAATCTCCTCAAGGGACGTTCCTCTCTTCAAGAAGTCTGTAACATTTCCGTACTTAGTTCCACCTTGCAGAGCAGCATCCCGCATACGCCTGTCCAACATAGCGTAAAAGATGCTCTTCTTGAAAGCTGCGTCAGTGATAGAGTTAAAGAAGTTAGCCTTACGTGCTATACGGACAAGCATTGAGGATTCGCCAGCAGTCACTTCGTCTGCACGAATAACATCATAGAAAGTCCTCTTGTACTCAAGTGGCATATCCTTCGCAAGGAATGTCTGCAAGAGTTCAGCCTCATCTTTACTAGTGGTAAAACCTCTAAGGACACCGATAGAAGACCTAAGAGAGTTTCCTGCTCCTCTTAAATCACCTTTGAGAATAGTCCTGTAGAATGCCTTAGCTAACTGGTCAGAGGTGTCTGCTGCAATAGTCAAGCCAGTACCAGCAACGTTGGCGGCAGTAGTCCCTAGCTGAGATGTCATGAAGGCAATACTCGCCCGGTCAGCCTCTCTAAAGAACCACAGACCTTTATCAAGAAGACCAGTAGCACTTCCATCTTTTACAGCAGCAGTTATGTCTTCTAGGACTTGCTCGTTAGGCATACTTACACCACGATTAGCCAGTCCTTTCACATCCCGCAGTACCTGCTTAATGTTGCTGGCTGTTTGCAAGACCTTACCTGCCTCAGATAGCTCAGAGATAAAGATCGCACTCATAGCATCGTTAGACAGGTTATACTTCTTCTTAATTTCGTCTAGCTTCTTAGTCGTTATCAAACCACTGTCGATACCCCTACTTACAGCAGACGTAATTCTTTCTTTGGGTTTTATTTTTACCTGATCTGCAATATCAATGGTAGCAGCAGCGATACCACGAAGAGTATCCAAGGAAAGACCTCTGTCAGACAGGGCAGGATTGTAGTCCCCCGCTGTAAGAACGTACCTCCTCAGTGTATCCCCTTTGATAACAGCATTCGGGTCAAGGGCATCAAGTACTGCGCCAGCCCGAGTAAGACCAAGCTCCTGATACTTTTTGCTTGCCTTACTTTGTGTCAAGGTTGAGGTAGCATTCTTTCGTGCTTTCCTTGCAGCTTTCTCTTCTCTCTTAATTGCCTCGAAGAATGTCTCGAATGCTTGGTTTCTTTTGTATGCAGAGAATGCACCAGCCGCACCGCCAAGACCACCACCCAGAGTAGCCGAAATAAGAGCACCCGTCAGGACATCTCCTTTAGTGTACTCGAAGTCTTCGATAGTTGCTTCTCTTGTCTCTAGTGCAGCAGCAGTACCAAGAGCACCAATTGCCCCTTCGAATGCCGCAGACATACCTACGGACTTAGCTGCTTCTTTTCCGACACTTCCAGTTAGTACCCTCTGGGCTTGTCTCTTAGCTACGACACCCTCTGGCATACCACCCAGAGTTCCTGCTGCAATCTTCTGTCTGACTTTTTGTTCTGCCAGTTCCCTGCCAGCCTGTGCAGTAGCAGCTTTCCTAACAGATTTCTTTGACACTTGTTTGAGGAGTTCATTACGAACAGCAAGCTGAGCAGCCGCAGTAACCCCACGCCCTGCAAGCTTAGAGCCTGCACCAAAGCCAAGACTACCAACAGTTACCGCAGTAGATGGTGATGTAGCTAAGGCAGAAGCATAGTCCCAGACACCCTCAACAACCCCTGTGCCACCTCCATCAGAAGCATCGAAAGCCTCCATCAAACTACCGAAGGCTTGCTTAAATTCTTCTGGGCTACTTTCTGATCTAGCAGAGCTAAGGTCACGTATTGCACTGAACTCGTTTGTGCTTTGGTACCTCATATGACGAACAAAATCATTAGCGAGACCCTCAAAGCCACGCTCTTTCATTTCCTCGGGTGTCATGGAGTATATCGGACCGCTAAAGAACCTAACTAAGTCTTTCTTAAACTCTTTTTCTTCAAGCAAGTCCATAAACTTCTTGCCCGATACCTTATCTAAATAGTCAGACATAGTTAACCTCAGCGCAGGTTCAAGTTGTAGTTTTCGTAAAGCTCTTCGTCTGTCTCGTCTTTGGCAAGAGTTCCTGTCGGTGTCCCTAAGCTCCTTTCTGGTATAGCTGCGGGAGTACTGCTGGATCTAAGAGCATCGTTAACATTGATTGTGACACCAGTGTAAGGAAGACCGTAAGCTTGGTACAGGCTCGGTTTATCAAGCTTAGCCGCTCTACCCAAGAAGGTATTGATAGTAGACCTCTTGATAGTCTCAAGGTCAGTCGTAGCAGAAGGACTCATCGCTTGGTCTAAGACATCATTATAGATTCTATTAGCGAGTTGTAGAACATTGTTATCCTCACCCTCATAGTTAGCAGTCCCAGACATAGCATCAAACTTAACCTTTCCGGGGTCAACTTGGTCAGCTACTGTTTGGAGGATAATACTACGAAGGCGAGCATCCTCAGTATCCTTCAAGCTTCTAACACCAGACACGTTGAGAGGAATACCCTCAAGACCAGCCGTAGCCTCCTCAAACTCAGCGCGAACCTCCATAGCTCTTCTCTGTCGCTGTCTTACCTCTTTCGCTACGTCCATAGGAGTATCACTCTCAAGAACTTGACGGATAGCCATGACACCTTCAAGGTTAGCTGGGTCGTTCATATCCCCGTATCGGATACCTGCCACTAGGCTTTCCCCTATCTTCGTGATATCTGCTCCTTTCTCCTCAGCGTAACTCTTAACGTACTCATCAATCTCTCTTACCGAAGAAGGGTTGAACCTACCGTCCTTCTTAGCCTCAATAATACTCGACAGAACCTCTTCGTCTTTACCAGCAGAAGTAAGGATAGCAATAGTAGCGTTACTAAATCCGCTGGTCTTCAACGCTGTCTGTATTTTTTTCTGCTCTACAAGAAACTCATTTTTCTTAGATTCATACTCAAGAAGGTGTGGAATAAGTACATTCTTCTGCTCAGCGATAAGCCTCTGCATGAACATCTCTCGACGCTCAGCACGGTCAGCCTCTTGCTCACGGAAACGATCATTACGTTCCCGAATAGTATCCATCTGTTGAACAAATCCAGCTAAGAAACTCATCATACTCTCCTAGACATAAGACCAGTTCTTTCTTCTGGTTCTGCTTGCTGTTCCGGTGCGGCTTGGGTAGGTTCCCCTAAGGGAAGTTCCATCTGGTCAGGGTTAGAGGGTCTTGCTCTACGTGGGGCAGGAGCAGGGGCTTCTTCCTCAGGCATTGGCTGGGCTTCCTCTTGGGTCATACCCTCAGGAACACCCTTACTCATCTCTTCGATTAACTCATCGTACTTTAGATCGACAGGACCTTCCTTCTTGTCCATATCCATAAGCTCTCTGGCTGCAAGAGCCTTAGCTTTGGTGTACATCTGGAGTCTCTTTTCGTCCTCATCCTCATCAAAGCCTTCGTCATAGTCAACGCCTACCATGTCGAGAGTACTACGAATAAACTCATGGATAACAGGGGCAACGATAAGGCTTACATCAATCGTGTGTACTCCAGCCATAACAGCACTGCGAGTAATCCCTTCAACTAATGTCTGTAGGTCAACACCAGCCTCAACGAAACTGATAATACCCTTCATAGCCTCTGGTTTGTTAAGCCTAGTAAGATGAACCATAAGAGCATCTTCTGGGTCAACAATCTCAGGGGGTCTTTCATATCGGGCATTACGAGGTGCATCCGTTAAGGACTGCCCCGGAATAGGTCTATCGTATACGAACGAAGCCATTGTAGTATCCTATCTTAATCGAATATAGTTGGAATGGACGGACCGAGAGTTCCCCACCGTTGGCCTTGTTCTGGGGAGTATCTCTCTAAGGGGAAGATGTCTAAGTGGAACAGAGAACCACCCATGTAGCCCTCTCCTGCACCAATCCCAAGTATACCAGCACGGGCAGCATTAGTCAAGAAAGCCCTAGCATCACGGGATGCAACAGTTACTTGAGAACCGTCAGGTCTGTACACTGCGATATCAGCCGCATGTCCTTGTCTGTGTCTGGTAGAACCGTGAGGACCTTCCCCTGACTTGATAACAATACGAGAGCCTTCACCAAAGGTAGCAGTAGCAGCCTTGTCCATGATAGCCATGAGGGTGTCCATGTGCTCTGGAACTTTAGGTCTAGCAGGACCCATCTCAAAGCCAAAGTCAGTGGTACCTGTCCTGATATTCTCAAAGCTTACAGGAGGGGTTACGTCTCTTGTCTTTGCTTCTTGCTCTAGTCTTGCCTTCTCTATGATACCTTCCATCTCTCTCTTTAAGTCAGGGTCAGAGATACCAGCAATGTACTTAGCAGTCATATCTAAGGGGTCTTCTTGTTGGTAGTCTTCTGTGGAGTACTCATCCCTATCGAAGGCACCCCGGATACTACTGACAAGAGACTGCTTAGACTTAGCGAAAGCTCTCTTGGTGCTAGGCATAAGGCTTGTATCAATACCATACGACCTACTTGCCTTAGCCTTTCTTCCCATTAGTTCAGGGTCAGTGGCAATAGCTGTAAGTTCATCCGCTAGTGATGTAGCACGAAGGTAAGGAGTTTTGTATGGCATATCCTACCTCACTTAAACTTGTTGTAGTAGTCCGAGAGTCTCGTACCAAAAGCATCTGACGGGTTGTAACCACCTCTAGTCTTGACAAACTTCATCATACCAGTCTTACCACCTAAGTGAGCTACAGCACGTAAACCGTCCCTGCTGTAACCCTCTGCGTCAAGCCTATCAATCAAATTGTCGATATCAGCTATGTGCCACTTGAATACTTTGTTCTGTAGTTCATTGTCATTCTTAAACTCATCCCTTGTGAAAGACTCACCAGTATCGTTTTTGTACTCTGACAATCTAGCGTCACCAAACTGGAAAGCACCTGTCATGTACCTTCCATCTGTCAACTGTATCTGTTCTTGGTAGTTGTTGCTTGACTCAGACATACGGAGCCTAGAGCCAAACCTTCCGAGTTCCTCAGAGTAAGCCCCCTCACTTCTCGGTTTAGGCTTGTACTCTTTCAGTTCCCCTTCAAACTCTTTTACCTCGTCGATGTAGGCAAGGTACTTAGCGATCATGTCTTCTGTAGGCTCACCATCCCCTAAGTCAGGAGCGTCAGGTCTACGAAGCCTATCTCTCTTTTCTCCAGCCCCACGGATAGCCTCTGTCACCATGCTTGCGGTATCAGAGATACTTCCCGGTCTAGCCATAGGTCTCAGAGACCTACCCGGAGCACGAGAAGACATAAGCCCCTCTGGTCTTGCCACTGGCCTTAGTGACTTGGTAACCTCAGTATCTCCCTCAAGAGCAGCAAGAACTAATTCATCCGCTAAGGCAGTAGTTTTAAGGTAGAACGGTTTGTAAGTCATATCTATCACCCAAAGATGAAGCTAACAGCCTCAGCAGCAATAGCACCCCAAGCAGCACTGTTAGCTGCCTGCTTTTCTGCTTTAATCTGCTCACGGACTGCCGCTAGTTGTTTATCTCCAAGGATAATATTCACCATCCTTTCCATAGCGGACTCAGAGGCTGTAAAGGAGAAGGCCATCAGGTCTCTCTCACGCTGGTACAACTGGTCTAATGCCTCAGTAGTCAAAGCGTTAGCAGCCTGTGCAGCAGCCATGTTAGCTTCGTGTTGTGCAGCAAACTCAGTGGTAGATACTGCCTGTCTCCACTGGGCATTAGCTTGTGCTATGACAAGAGAGTTCGTTGCGTTAAACTGTTCTCTCTGGTTTTGAAGACTTGCATTGAACTGTGCAATAGCATTAGCCTCATCAGCATTAAACTGTTCCATAGCATTCTTTTGTGCTGTATTGAACTGACTAATCTGAGAGCTGAGGGTAGCCATGAACTGATCCGTCTGGTTCTGAGAGGCAGCATTGAACTGTAGTGCAGCATTCTCAGCGGCTTGGTCAGAGAGAAGGACCTGTTGTTGTGCCTGAGCAGTAAACATAGCGGATTGCTGTTCGTTAGTCAGGTTAGCCATATCCATCTGGAGGAAGGACTGAGCATTTACCACAGCCGCCTGCTGACGGTTATTGAGGTTCGCCATGTCCATGCCAGCAAGAGTAGCAGCATTCTGTAGGGCAGCAGCCTGTTTGTTATTCAGGTTAGCAATACCGACTGTCTGCATAAGCTGGGAGTTGTACAGCTTAGTCTGTTGCTCTGTGGTGAACGTCAGGTTATTTGCTTCTGCAAATCTCTCAGCGTTAAGAACGGCAGACTGTTGCTTGTTGCTTAACTCTTGACCACGAAGGGCAGCCTCAATCTGAGCATTGGCAAGAGCAGTCTGCTGTCTGTTAGACAACTCAGCCATATCAATGCTAAGCTTATTGGTGCTATTAAAGAGACGTGTTTGCTGTTCGTTAGAAAGCTCAATCTGACGTTCTTCAAGGATAGCTGATACGTTAAACAACTGGGTCTGTTGTCTAATGTCCATAGCTCTTCCCTCAAGAGCAGCCTTTGCTTGTGCGTCTTGGAGGAATGCCTGTTGCTTAGCGGAAGCATCGAAGTTAGCTCTCTCGAAGTCTTGGGTAGACTGGAGGACAGCCATCTGTTGATCGTTACTTAGTTCCTGCCCAATAAGAGCAGCACGAACTTGAAGGTTAGCTAGGGATGCCTGCTGTGCATTCGACAGGTTTGTTAGTTCGACCTGTAAGTTCTCAGTAGAACGCTGGAGGGTAGCCTGCTGGCTATTACTCAGGTTAATGTTAGCAGACTCAGCATATCTAGCAGCGTTAGTCAAAGCCGACTGAGTGTTGATATCAAGTGTCTTATTCTGGAATGCTGACTTTAACTGAGCATTTGCCAAGACTACAGCCTGTAGGTTAGACAGGTTTTGAGACTGTAAAGAAAAGGCATTAGCACTGTTCTGTAGAGCTACCTGCTGTTGATTATTCAGATTAGCTAGCTCAATGTTTTGTTGTGCAGCAGCATTAGCCAGAGCAACCTGTTGTCTGTTGTTCAGGTTCTGCATATTCATTGCAAAGAAGGCTTGGGCATCACCCTGAGCGATAGGTAGTGCAGCCTCCATAGTAGCCTGTACGATAGCTGCACCAGCCATAGAGCTACCACCAAGACCACGAGCAGCCATAGCAGCATTAGCAGCCCGCATAGCACCAGCAGCCCACGCAGGAGTACCGTTATTAAACTGCTCCATGAGGCTTGCCATCTGTCCTTGGATAGTAGCCTGCGGGGGGACAGTACCCTGTTCAGCCTTGGCAAGAGCAGCCTGAGAGAAAGACCCTGTAGCAGCAACAGCGATAGCATCCTCGTTAAGGGCTTCCATAGTTGCAGCAACAGCAGTGATAGCCTTCTCTGCACCAATAATGTCTTTAGCGTTAACTAACTCATTGGCACCAACAGTACCCTGAGCACCCTGCACTGTGCTTTGGTAACTAGTGATAGCTTCCTCAGCGGTAGGAATCTCAGAAGCTTTTGCTGCATCCTGAACCTTAGTGGCAGTCTGTTGTGCTATCTGAGTAGGAGTTAAGCTGTAGATATCCTGTGCTTCTGCCTGAGGAGTTTCTCCTACAAACTTAGCAGCCTGTACATTAAGGTAAGGCTCAAGCATCTTTGCAGCTTCAGAGGTAGGAATATTGTTGGCTCTTGCGTAATCCACCAACTCCTCAGGGGTTACCTTACGAGTACCTGCCTGTACTTGCTGGATGTAATCTTCATCAAATACTTGGCCTTCTGCAAGGGAAGATATAGCACCCTGTTGGGCTGTTACCTGTGCTTCATCAGATACGACACCCTGTGCAGCATCAGCAGTAGCCCCTGTGCCAACAGTAGTGGCACCATAGGTAGTGGCAGTAACAGGAGTAGCCTCAGCAGCCTCCCCAGCAATACCAGTTGTAACAGTAGCAGAAGGGACTTCACCAGTTACTTGTCCAGTGCCAGCAGCAATCTCTGTACCTTCCGTGTCTATTGTTCCTTGAGTAGCCTCAGTGATGATAGACGTAGGGTCAGACATAGCACTAGACATAAGACCAGCAGCACTACTGACCTGTCCTTGTTGCATGTACTGCTTAGCTGTACCCAAGTTTCTTTGGGCAGTAGCTAGTTCTCTTTCCTTTGCAATGATAGCCTGCTTCTGTTCTTCTGTAGGGGTCTCACCGTACTCCCTGTTCAAAGCATCTAGCTGAGAAGTAAGCGACATAACCTCATCGCTGTACTGCTTAGTGTAGCCAGCAGGATCAGACTGGATTTGTGTTTGAGTATCTATTACACCCTGAGTGATTTCCTCAGGGGACTTTGCTGGCGTCTCAGGAACAGTAGTATCAGTAGTACTAGCAGGGGAAGCATGAGCAATAGCAGCCTGAATAGCTAACTCTTTAGTAGCATGTCCTCCACTATTAAATCCGTCAGGCCCACTCACACGGTAATTGTACGTATTGGTGTTACCGATACGATTGGTGTGTAATTGGTATCCTGCTGGAAGTGTATTTCCACCAGTATTACTAGTATTACTAGTAGTACCAGCAGTACTAGCAGGGGCAGATTGTGCAGCGGCTAGTTTTTGTTTGAGGGACCTTACCTGAGCAGCTAGAATAGCGGGATTGGCATTCCTGTCTTGGCCATCCTTATCCATCTCCTCCTTGTACCGCCTTTGTGCCTCTGCAATTTGAGCCTGTAGCTTGCTAATAAGAGCCATATCAGCCATAGTTCAATCCTTCCAATCACGCATCAGTAGCGCCACAGATAGCTCTGTGTTTTTCATTGTGAATAATAATTTCTTTGAGGAGTTGTTCGTCATGTACTGATAAGTACTGCACGACAGAAGACTTATCGAAGTACATGGGAGATGTTATATCGCAGTAACTACTAGTGTTTGTCCTTATGGCGCAACCACTGGTTAGCACGATCAACAAGGTAGGGGTCAGCATCAACTTCATCTTCTATCTTCTTTGCTGTTGAGATATCGTCTAGGCGTTTCTTGTCGAGTTTACTTCTGCTGTTATCAATGCCTCTCTGGACACCCGAGAAGTATACACCAAGAACGCCTGCTGCAAAAGCAAAGACTACAAGAAGATACAGTTTGATCCTAGTGAAGAAGAACATTATCTCCAACCCTTAGCCCATGCCTTGATTCTTTCTTTCATGATAAACATACCAGCCAGAATGATGATACCAGCAAAGCCTAGTATGATATACTGGGATACATCATCAAGAACACCGATAGCAGACACAGCAGCACCAGCACCAGAAGCAATAGTCACAGCAGATGCCTGTACGGTTTTAGACTGAGTAACTTTCTCACGGGGTTTACTAGGCTCTTTCTTGTTTAACCAAGTAGGTACGTCAAACCCCGGACATGCCTTAGCTGCGTACTGGTTATGCCCTGTAATTTTATCAACACTGTACTTATTTTGCAAGTCTTTAAGCAAGTCCCTTAAAGCTTTCTCTTGCTCTTCTGTAAAGTGATCCGAGAAAGAGTCAGTGGTAGCAGAACCAAAGCCACCCTCAAGGGACACACCGATAGTACCTGTGTTATGTCCTTTCACGTGAGCACCAACCTTTTCGATAGGTCTACCAGTCAGGACTGTGCCATCTCTGAAAATGACGAAATGATAACCGATATCCGACCAGCCACGGTCTAAATGCCAACTACGGATAGAGGCTAGTTTTTCCTGAGGTGTCTGGTCTTTATCCCAGTCAGGACGGGTAGCT